AGGAAAAGCATGAACAGTGTAAACACCGCCAGAATTAAAGTGATTGCTAAAACCTGTCCCATAGGGGAGTCCTTTTGTTGTTACCCACCTTACTTAAGCCCCCCTAACCGTGAAGTCAAGGGGGCTCTCTAAATTAAATTCCTTCCGACATGAAAGCTACAATCCAAGCCTTACAAATGTCAGACCGGACAATGTCATCCACAGAGAACTCAATAACCGGAGCCGAGACGTTGTACTTCTCACTCAAGCTGATAAGTGTCTCCAAGCCATTGGACCCCCGTAAGTCGGACTGCTGCACGTCACCGTTCAGAACAAGTTTGGAACCTTGCCCAACTCGGGTGACCAGCATCTTAACCTCTGCCACAGAAATGTTCTGTGCTTCGTCAACGATTATGAAAGAGTCCTCAAAGGACCTCCCCCGCATCAAGGCCAGAGGTGCAATCTCAATCTTACCGTTCTTGAGTCCGGTATCCACTGCACCCTTGCCCAACCATTTCTCCAATACGTCCAGAGTAGGCAGAGCCCAAGGTACGGTTTTCTCCAACACGGTTCCGGGAAGGTGTCCAAGGTCCTTTCCTACTGCGACATGAGGACGGGTGATGACAATCTTACTAATGTCCCCGGACTTGAGTGCAAGGGCTGCAAAGGACGCAGCAATGTAAGTCTTACCAGTCCCCGCAGGTCCAAGCACGATTGTTTGGTCGTAAACACTTAGGGAATTTAGGTAGGCCCTTTGTGTCTCCGTCTTAGCCTCCAGCTGTGGGAAGGTTTGGTTGAAACTTGACTTAGACTTCTTTCCACGTATCTTCCGCAAAACGAACCTCTTGAATGTCAGTAACTGGGATATGGAAGAACAACTCTCCCCGGTGAATGTTAGGGCCGAACGCAGGACGTAAGCCCCTCGGGTCCAACTGGTCCCCCCGGATGACCCACACTCGGGAACAGTCGTTGGAGAACACGTAGAAAGTTACTTCATCGTGCTTTGTGAGCAGTCGGGCTTTCCGGCCCGGTATCCGTACCTCTGCCCACTTCTCCGGCCAGTCCCCTTGCCAAGCTGTCTTAATCTCAGCTTCGGAGTAGTGGTCCTTGCCCTCTTTTGTAGAGGTGATGTCTGCGTTGTAGTTTTCCTTGACGTTAAGGATTTCATGCCCCCACTGTTCCAGAAGAGAGACAAGAGCCTCCCGTCCGGGCTTGTCGTAGGTCTTGTAAAGAGCTGGGTCAAAAGGTCTTTTAATCATGGTATCCCTCCAAGGCTTCAAAGCCCCCGACATATTCACCAGTTGGTCCCCAAATCTGTGGGACAGTGTTCAGGCTGGACTTGCGCATTAACCCCAAGAGAAACTTGTTTTTGTAGTCGGTTAAGTCGAACTCTTGGTAAGACAGGCCCCGGTCCTTAAGAAGCTGTTTTGCCTTCTGACAGGAGGGGCAGTTGGGTTGGGTAATAATTGTGTAGGGCATTACTTTTGGCCTTTCATAAGAGCCCGGAAGGACTCCGGGTAAAGTTCGTCCAGTGTCTCGGCAACCTGCAAAGCAACTTCCCGTGTCTCAGCTTGTGCATCTGCCCCCATGCGTAGGTTGCACATTTTGGCGAAAGCATCCAAAGAGCCTGACCACCACCATGAAGTCATCATGGATTGAGGGAGGACCATTCGTGCCTGTTCCGGTGCTACCCCCTGAGAAATCATGAAGTCGTAAACCTTCTCCATTCGGGACATAGCTTCGTCGTACTGCCCATTTAGAAAGTGCTGATGAGGAAGGACCCCGGAGGAACCTTGTTTTTTGTCCCGTGCTTTCCCTCTCCAAAAATCAGGAGAGTAGAACTCTGGGGAACTGTCCACGTATCTCCGGCTTACTTCGTTCATCCGGAGGTACTGGTGTTTTACCAATTGCCGGGCCACAAAGACAGGAGCATCCACCTTGAAGGTCACAAAAGCATGACCGAAAGGGGAGAGGTGTTGGTGGTCTGCTAGGTAGTGGATAAGTTTACTATCCCGGTCAGTCAGTTCCGGGCTTGTCTTATCGAAAGACACCCGGGCAGCATTCACGGTTGTTAGGTCATCCCCACAGTGGTGGATGTAGGTGGCTTTAATCTCAGACATTGTTTTTCCACTTCGATGACAAGAGCATCCCGGCAAAACCGAGGAACATCACCGAGGCATAAGCCCCGGCAACGTAAGGGAGGAGTAGGTGCAGAGTTTCAATAATCATGACTATCCATTCACAAAGTTGGGGCCACCGGAGAAAAAGGTGAAGACCACTGGTGCAGACATAGCTACGAGGGCAGCTGCAATCAAGACCTTCTTAATAAACTCGTACATCTTGAAGTCGGGTTCCATCAGTTTTCCTTAAGTTAAGTCCACTATCTCACATCCGTCCGAAGAACAGGCCAAGGTCTGCATTCCGGAGGTGTTGTCCTCCAACTCATACTCCGAGAGCTTGCCCCAGTCAATCAGCTTTGGCATTTTAGACAGTGCCTCTTCGTAATCCTCTTCGGAACACTCCTGATACGGAGCTTGCTGGTAGGTATGGTCCGAGTGAGGTAGGAAGGAAACCCCGGACATTTCGTCGAAGTGACGGTAGACAAAAGCACCAACGTCCAACCACTCATCCTCTCGGACAGAAACAGTGATGGAGGGCTTATGTTCACACCAGTGCCTCTGATACTCCAACCAAGTCTCCAACTGTTCTATGGCCGTCATGTCACCACGTACAACAGCCCAATGTCCCCCCGGTGACTTAACCGGAAACGAGAACACAGTAGTGGTGTTCGGGTTCATAACGTCGGGTTCACAAGGGACCCCGGAGTCAATCAAGAACTCTGTCAGGGGGTCTTTGTTGTCACCCCGGACAGTACGGATGTAAAACTCACTGTGTCGGGCATGAATCCCGGAGGCAGAGTCTACCAACTGGGAAACTGTCCCGGAAGGTTTTACACAAGTGATTGCAGCAGACTGCTGAACCCCAAGCTTCTCAGCCCACTCCTTGTTTGTAGCTACCGCCACAGACTTAAGGTGCTCCAAGGTTTTCTCCAACCCTGCGTTCGCAGTGGTCATTAAGGGGTTGTCCATAATCCCGGTGAGGCTGACCCCCAACAAACGTTCCTCCTCAGTGTTCTTTTGCCAGACCTTGCGAAGGTAGGGGAACTTAGTGAAGGTGCTTTGCACGGTCCCTAGAATTGTGGCCAGACGTACCTTTTCCTCAAGTGTTTCTACTGTGTCGTCAGAACGTACGACGACCTCAGTAAGGTTGCAGAATTGGTACGGACGCAAGATGATTTCCGAACAAGGGTTGGTCCCCCACTCGTAGCCACCTTCCCGACGTCCGTTCTTTAGTGCCTGTGCCTCCGCAGCCTTGCGGTTGAAGATACCACGTTCACCGGACTTGGACTCGATAAGGGAAGCCCACTCTTTCATGAACAACTCAACGTCTGGCTTCTCGGTGTAAGAAACCGAGTTGTTAGCCAAAGCCCTCTGTGCTTCGTTCTCCCACCACTGGCCGGACTTTGCATTCCGCATCCGGTCATCTGACAGGTTGGACAGGCTAATCATTGCGGAACGTCGGACACCTCCCACAACTACAACCTGACCGATTTTACACATCAAGTCATGGCACTCTAGGGAAGTCAGCTTGCGTCCCTTGGCTTTCTTGAAAACTGCAACAGCAAAGTTGAACAGGTCAACCAGTGGAGCAGGACCGGATGCACGTCCTCCGAAGGTCTTGAGCCTAGCACCGGAGGGACGAACTTTAGAGACGTCCCACTGGGGAATCTCTCCTGCCCACAGGAGGGACAGAACTTGACGGAAGGACTTTGCCCAACCCTCTTTGCTATCCTTCACAACTACTGTGGTCTCACTCTCGAACAGTGCCTCTGGGACTTCCGGGAGCTTTGTCACGAATTGACGTTCTACGGAGAAGCCTACCCCAGTCCCACAGAGGAGAATGAACATAGCTTCGTCAAAGCTCTTTGGGTCATCCACCGGGAGATAAGAACAGTTGTAGCCCGAGGTATTGTCACGGTGGAGAGCTGGACCGGCGGTCATGACTGCACGCATTGACGGCATGATTCCCAGACCAAGGATTTCGTTCTCCACGTTGGCTCTCTCTTGAGCCGGGAGCTTGTCCCCAACAACCTCGGACATGTAACGTGAGACAGTCTCTGCCCAAGTCTCTCGGCGTCCTTCTGATTCTAGCCAACGGGCATACCGTGACTTAGCAATAAACTCCTGATACGGAGTGGGCAAATGATTATCCGACATTTGTAATTAGTTCCTTTATCAAGTTTTCTTCTGTTCGAACGGTCATAAGTGCTGTGGTCATAACCACCGCCAACCAACCAATAAGCAGGGCAAAAGTTATCGCCTGTTGATTTCGCATAGTAACCACATCACAAAGTTAAAGACTACTGCGGCAACCCCTAGCAGGGCTGCTGTTAAGATGGGGGCAGCAAAGATAAATAGCAAGAGGGTCAGCACTAGAAAAGGTCGTCTAAGTTTGGTTTCTCGTAGTTAGGTCCCTTGAGGACCTTTCCGTCTTCCCGGTAAATCGGCTTACCGTTGTCATCTAGTTTGGACATGTTGGACCGATGGACCCTCTCAAACACTTCGTCAAGTGGTAGCCCAAACGTGACGGCCATCCCGTAGGTCACATAAAGCAGGTCAGCCAACTCTTTGGTAAAGGCTGCTTTGTCAATAGCCTCTTGGGTTCGGTTAGTGAAGACACCGGGGAGTTCGTCAGCTATCTCCAACGCCTCCTCCTCAATCAGGTCCATTCTCATTATGAGTAGGCCCCCAGTCTCAAGGGAGGTGATGTCTTCGCCCACGGGTTGACCCATCGCCACTGTGAATGCTTTGACCGCATCGTAGTGGGCGGAGGTAGTACGGAGGGTTCCGTTTGGATTGTACTCTGGTTTCATTCTTCGTCACCTTCCGGATATCCTCTATGCCTTTCAATAACATCATTAACCCATTGCGGAGTAATACCGCTTTCAGCAATCTCCTGCCCCATGTTACCAAGATACCAATGCGCCAATCTCAAAAACTCTCCTGCATCATCAGAGGCACATTGCTCTACGCCATCAATGATAAGTCTATGTGGTAGTTTCATTATTCATCACCTTCCGGGTCCAGTCCTTGAAAAGCCATGACCATCCCGAAGACTACTCCGAGCAAGGTTTGAGAAATCCCCAGCACCAGTCCCAAGAGTACTCCGGCTCCAACAATGATAAAGGGGGAAACCATAGCCACCAGTGCAGCAACTTTTAATGTCTCAATCATCACAGTACGTCCTTACCAGTCAGTCGGTTGATTTCCATTTCCGCATAACGTCGTACCTTCTCAAGGTCAGTGATGCGGGATTCGATTTCGTCTTGGTCAGGGTATAGCTTTCCCCCTGCCCGACACGCATACTTCACAATGTTACCAATCTCAAACGAGAGACGGTTGGTCATGATGAAGGTGACGGGCTCAATTACGTACTTAGTGTAATGGGAGGGCCGGTTCACGATGTCTTCTTTTTCGGTGGGCATGTCGTCTCCTAGTGAATTGTCAGGTTGTCGAATGGGTAGGTGTCCACCAGCTGTGTGACTTCGGAGTCAGCCGGGAGAGTTAGGTACTCGTAAAACACTCCCATTTCTAAGTCAAGCCGTGCTTGAGGGGAGTTGATGTACTCCTGACACTCTTGGTTACTACCGTCCCAAACGGTCATGTAGAGCCCCCCTTCAGGCAACTCGGCCCATCCGTAAACTATGAACTGTTCTTCTGACTGTGACATTCTACAAGCTCCAAGTAGTGTTCGATGTTGACGACCACAAGCCAAGGCTTCCGGTCACCCCGGAGGAAGACCACCGGTTCATAATTGCCGTCTTGTTTTGCCTGATCTTGAAAGTCATACAGGGTCTTAAAAGTCTTACGTCGTTTCACTTCGATAGACACCGGCAAAAGTTTACGGGCTGTGGGGGAGAGTTGAATGTCCTCCCCGTTCTGTCCCATAGCCGTAGAACGGACGTCGTCTGGCTCAAGTTGGGGGAAGGTCTTTAGAATTGCGTCACGGACCTCCTGTTGCCCATTTCGACCCTTGGCCTTGGCCGTTGCTGTCTTACTCATTCCGGTGGCTCCCACAGTTCATTATCTTCCTTACGCATCCACAGAAGTCTCCCGTTCTCCACTACCCGGTCCCGGTCACCCTCGTAAGCTTCCAAAACTCTCCGGTACAGACCTACCTCTGTGGTAGCCCCGTCTAGGATTTGTGCAGCTTTCTTAGGCCCTACCCGGTGAATGCCTTTGATATTATCAGCAGGGTCTCCGGTCAGGACTTGGGTGTAGAACCACACCAAACCCTCGAAGGGTTCAACGTAGGTGAAGGTTTCTTTTACAAAGTTGTAATGCCAACAAGGGACCATTTTAAGGTCTTTGTCTACTGAGGCAATACAGGAGGAGGGGCCGTTTTTGTAAGCTGCTTTGCTGCACAAGTCATCAGCTTCCTCCCCCTCGGAGACCTCGGCGTCCCAACGTGCTACCATGTAGTCCCGTAAGGGAGAAAGGAACTTTGGCTTTTCCTTATTGACTCGATTCCCCTTGTAGGGGTGGCTCTTGGCAATATCGAAACGAAAGTTACTCTTTCCAGTCAGGTAAACTTCCCAGTCTGTATCTTCCGGGAAATCCAAGGAAGTATGAACGATCCCACTCAGCATGGAGTCCACGTTGTCCTGTGCCTCTTGGAGGCTAAGGTCCTTTGACTCTGCGGAAGCTGCTGACCGATAGGCGACAATGTCCCCATCTACAAAAGTCTTTGTGATACCGTTCATAACTTGCTCCTAGTAAATGTCGTGGGAGGTTACCGTACCGCCGGAACTCTTCTCAGCAACAAGGGTTTCCACGTAAGTGAACCCCATTGATACGAGGAAACTTTCCATAACCCGGAGGGTGTCACACAAGCCCTCGCCTACGTCTAGTTCCTCAAGGGAAAGAGTCTGGTCTACACCGTCGTCTTCGGCGTTAAAGGAAACTGAGATTTTGATATCCATTAGAAGTCGTCTCCTGCTGCGTTAAACTCTTCGAGCTCTGTAACTGCTACTTTTTCCAAGGTGTCGATGGTTGCACGGTCACCGTAGTAGACAGAAACCTGAACCTTAACTCGGGAACCATTCCCAATAGAACCGTCCTCAGAGAAGGACCACTGTTCGGAACCCGTAGCATCTTCTGTCCGGTTAAGGACAACGGGTGGGGACATGAAGACACCCTTGCCACCTTCCTCGTTTGGGAGGTTCGGGTTGTAGACCGGGCGTTTCAGTTTAACACACTTGCCGGAACCGTAAGCCGGGTTGCCATCCTTAATAGTCTTGAATGCACCTTTAGCTTCTGGGAAACCGTCTTCAATGAACTTCTCCAAATTGTCCGGATAGAAGATCATGTTGTATTGGCCCTTAGTGTTTTCGTGATACTGCATGTTATCATCAAAGTGGTCCGAGAAAATCTTAACCCACTCAACAGTTCCTTCGGCGATAATTCGTTTTGTAGTAGCCATGTCGGGTCTCCTTAGCTGGCTTTTTTAGTATTCAGATATACCTCTGTTCGGAGGTGTTTGGTCACAGAAAATTAGTGGATTTCTGCGTAGTTATTCCCAAACTGCACGTCTACTCCTAGACGGACGTTCAGCTTGAGTTGTTCGTTCAACTCTTGGGCTGCTTCCTGCATCAGTCCTTCTACTTTACCTTCCTCCCCTTCTGGGACTATGGCAATAATTTCGTCGTGGAACTGTCCGATAGTCTGGATCCCCTTGGACCGGCACAGCTTAACCCAAGAGTCGAAGCAGTAAACCCCAGTGCCTTGGTTAAGGGTAGAGAAACGGTCCTTGTCAGACCGGAGGGAGTACCAGAAACCTGAGACAGGGTTTTGAAGCCACTGTTGCCCAAACCGTTCCCGGACCTTGAGGTTTTTGGCTACAGCTTCCACAGCCCAATTCCGTTTCCAGAACGAATCTAGCATAGACTTGCACTGAGCCGTTGAATAACCGGTTGCACGGCTCAAAGCCATTGCACCGATCCCGTAGGTGCTGCTGTAGTTTACAACCTTGTAAGCTTTACGCAGTGCTCCCAAGGGTTTCTCCCCAGAGTTGTGCTTGTCGATATCCTCCTGAGTAATGGCCCCGGCATGTTTAGCCAAGTCCAAGTGTGGATCGAAACCTTCCTGACTCATTTCAAGAACGTACTCCGGGTCCAACGGTTGCATATAGTGTCGTTTGGTAGTGTCCTCCAGAGACACCATATCAGCCCCGGACAGAACGTAGCCCTCCGGTGCAATCAAACAACCCCGAATGTCAGCCCCGTAAGGCTTGTCTACCCCGGGCAGATTTACCAAGGGCTTAAAGTGTCGGAACCTCAGTGTGTTGGTGAAGCCGTTAATGCTTGCCGTCACGTAGCCGTTACGTTCCTTGTCTAAGAAAGCCTTAATGATACCGAGGCGGTGGTTCAGGACTGTAAGCCCGTCAAGAATCCCAACCGCCGGGTGGCGGGAGATGAGTGCTTTCACACTGTCACACAACTCGGAACCGTTCCGGACCTGCTCTACGGACTTCTCATTCCCGTCTACGTCTCGGCTGAACTTGAACGTGGTAGGGTTCCAACCCAACGTGTAGAGCCAATCCTTAACTTGGGAGTTGGAGCCGGGATTAGCCGGGACCATTTCCTTAATTAAGTTGATAGGCCCCTCCGTCGTACTGGGGAGCTTTGCCTCCTCCAAGACTGCAAACCACCGTTGTCCGTAAGCAGTCAAAGACCCGTCTTGCTTGTGGGTCTTCACGGGTTTTGAAACCTTCCGGTAGACCGGGACCACTGGCATTGCCTCGGTCAGCTGTTCCATTTTCTGCCTGCGAAGTTCGGTCCAGTCAGCAAACAGGGTCTCAGCTTTAGTAACGTCAAGACGCCACTGCAAAGCTTCCTGCTCTGCTGAACAGTCCAACTTAAAGGACAGGTAGTCCACAAAACGTGTCAGTTCCGCAGTCTCCGGGTATAACCACTTGAGGTCTGCCAACTGTTCCTTGTAGAGCCGTACGTTTATTTTCACGTCCTCTTCACAACGATGGCGGTAGTCCTCCGGAGTCAGGCTGTCCCAGTCGGTAATGACCGGCTTGGGAATACCGTAGTCCTCCCCGTAGCCCTCTAGACCGTGTCGGGGTCTTTCGGGACGGAGATACCAAGAGAGGGCAAGGGTGTCCACCATCCGGGCTTCAAGCTTAACTCCCAACAACTTCTCTAGGAGAACTGCATCAAACCGAATGACGTTGTGTCCCACAAGTACGGAGGCCCCAGTAAGGACCTCACGCATTTCGTCGTAGTTGTGGGTGCTGTGGACCTCCCCATCTTTGTAGTAGGACAGTACGTGTATTTTAGTAGCTACGTCTAGGAGACCATCGGACTCCACGTCGAAGACTATGTGGTTATCGGGTATCATTCTTTACTCCTTACGGACTCGATACGAGCCTTTGCAATTTCCATATATTCCTCGTCAAGCTCCATGCCAAGGAAATTAAACCCCTCAAGCATTGCAGCCTTGCCGGTACTGCCAGATCCCATGAATGGGTCAAGGACTACACCACCCTCGTGGGTGACAAGTCGGACCAAATAACGCATGAGGTCCGTAGGCTTTACCGTTGGGTGTGTGTTCTTCCGTTTGGTGTCACGTCCCTCCGACATAGAGGAAGGCTTGCCACTAGCACCGTTTCCTGTCTGCCACTGAACAAACTGCTGTTCTTCCATATGAGCTAGACCTTCATCACGATCTTTCTTAGACGCCTTGGCACAGTAGAAGAAACGGGCGGAATCGCCTGCCAACTCAAGCACCTCATCCGAACCATCATGGATTAGGTTTGCAGGGAAGCGGCCTAACCCTTCGACGGGTTTTGCAAACGTCCCGTTTAATCCGTTCCCGTAGACCCTTGCACCTGCACCTGCACCTGCACCTGCACATCCGCCCTCATCCCCCACCCGACAACCATCGATGTTAATAGCCCCTGTCCCATACTTCAGAACATTACCTGCCACGGTCTTTTCCGAGATAGGTTTACGAGCAACAGTGATAGGTTCAAGGGCAGGTTTCAAGGCAGTACCCCAGCCGTCCCATTTCTTGGCAAGCAGAGTTTCGGGCAGAGTTTCGGGCAGAGTTTCGGGCCGTGGCTTACCGTCGTGAAACATGGACTTCGGTCCTTGACGCTTGAAGCCAACAACCTCACGTCTAGCCCCGGCCATCTTATCAATAGCCTTGCTGATATTGTGAGACTTAGTAAAGCCAGAACCATAGACCCATGCAATCATGTCACGGATTTCAAATCCTGCATCTTCGATGTTTACTGCCATTCTATGCTGTGTACGAGTGCCAGCAAAGGCCAACAGGTGTCCCCCGGGTTTCAGTACCCGGAGGCATTCCTCCCAGATTGCTACACTAGGGACCTCGTAGTCCCACTTCTTACCCATGAATGACAGACCATAGGGCGGGTCAGTCACGATGGAATCCACCGAATTGTCCTCTAGGGTCTTCAGGCTGTCTAGGCAGTTGCCAAGCATTAGGTTTAATTCAGTCATCACAAAATCTCCTGTAGGGTGAAGGATCGAGGGTCAAACCGGAGCTTACCGGCTGTACCTTCCTCAGAGCAAGGACGGTTCTTCTTAATCGTCAAGTAGGTGGTGTTTCGTTCCTCTAGGTCCTCGGACTCTTTGTCCCGGTGAATGTCGATAACTACGCCTGCACGTTGGGTTATCATTCGGCAATACTTAACCTCCCCCATTTCGTTAGTGTGGCCGATGGTCACAAGGGCGATGTTCAACTCCGCAGCAAGCTTAGAAAGACGGACAGACAGGTCTGCAAGCAACGCCTCTTTGTTTTCGTCAGTCATCCCGGAGACTACATCCTGAATCGGCTCAAAGAAGATGAACTTTACTTCCGCAGCTGTGGCGAAGTACCGGATTTGTTCGATAAAGTCATCAATGGTAGAGCCCTCCGGCATGTAAAACTGGTGGAAGACCTCCTTTTCTGCAATCTCTTGAATTGCCTTCTCAACTTCCGCATTCGTCTCTTCGTCCTCAATCAAGTCACGTCGGGTTACGTTCTTACCTAGCTGGTAGGAGACCAGACCCAAAAGTGTCCGGAGCTTTGTTTCCTCCAAGTGCCAAGCTGCAAAGGGTATCCCCTGCTTAAGTAAGCTAAACTCAAGGAACCGCATCACTTCAGTTTTGCCAATACCGGTAGCAGCCTTAAGAACGTGGAACTGCCCTTGATGGATACCTAACAACTTGTCGTCTAGTGCTTGGATTCCCGTAGGGGCGAACTGGTGGTCCGGTGTGTCCCGGTAGAGAGAGAGCAGCTGGTCTGGGGTAGTAAGCACGTTCTCCGGAGTGAACTTCCGGGCATTGTACCAAGCAGACTTAAATTCTTGCTGCTTGCCGTTTGACAGGAACTCGTTGGGGTCCTTGTACTTGTCGAAGTTCATCCGGTAAGTCTTGGACGGGAACAGACGAAAGATTTTCTCAGCAAGAGCATTGCCGGGAGCATCACTGTCTGTGGCAACAATGATCTTTTCGAAGCTATCCAACCAAGGACCACACTTCTCCCAAAGACCTTTAGACGGAGTTGCAGACGGGAAAGAGACTACAGGGTTGGTGTAGGTCCCTTGGAGGATTTGGTAGGCTGAGAGGGCGTCTAGCTCCCCTTCGGTCACTGTCACAAACCTAGCCGAACCTGCGTTCCAAAGGTTCATCCCAAACAGTTCGTCTTGGCGGAGCCCGTTTGCAGAAAATGCCTTGGGGAAGTACCGGACCTTCTGACCACCGGAGGGGTAGGTGTATTCCTGCTTAACAGGGCCTTCGTTGTCGGAGTAAGTCTTGACCCCATAGAAAGCCATAGTGTTCTCAGAAATCCCCCGCATGGCTACAAAACCAGACTTAAGTTTTCCGTTGTCCTTGGCTTGAATGTGTTTTGGGACAAACGAGGAAATGTTGTCGTTGTCCTTAAGTGGGTAGTTCATTCGGGTTTCCTCTGAGTAATTTACCCCTTTTGCAGGGTAGGCATTATCACAGCTAAAGCACTTACCAACTCCCTTTTCAGGGTTAAAGCTGAACCCGTCGGAAGAGCTACAGCTTGGGTGTGGACAAGGTTGGTGGGACTGTTCTTCGTTTAAGTACATAACCTCTCCTTTCGGGTTTACTTGGGTTAAAACCATACCTCTTTTTTTCGAGATTTGGTTACGATTTAGCCCGTAAAAAGGCTTTAAGCTGACTGTTCATCTTCTTCACGAGGGACAAACCAAGGCCCGACTCGTTAGCAACTTCCTGCAAGGTGTAGCCCATTTCCCCGTAATGTAGCACGAAAAGTTGCACGTACTGCTCTCCGAACTTCCGAGAGACCAAGTTCTCCAACTGCTGAAAATACACCGTAGTCTCAGACTTCTTAGAAGATGCTCTAGGCATTTCATCGGCAACCATCCCCATCCCACCTAAAACTGTGGCAAGGCTCTCGTAGGACTTTCGGTCCAAACAATCACCTTCGTTCCAAGAATGGCCAGAACGGATCCTCTTAAGTGCAGTCCGGGTCCCTTCGTGCATCGGCACAGTTACTGCAATTTTCGACTTAGACATAAAGTCATTCATTGCTTCCCAAGCCTCAACAGCTTCCCTACCGTCCCCTTTGTTGACAGACTCCAACCAAGCTACAGCCCCAACTTGAAACAAGTCCTGCTGAATCTGTGGGTCATTGAACTTCCATGACAGGCTGCTTACAACCTTCACCATGTCCGTCTGCTCTTTATTCGTCACCTGTCTTACCTTTCTTCTGGCTTTCGTCTACACCGTCCTCGGTGCAAGAGGCAAGCTCCAACCCGTTAAGCTCCCGGTACGTGAGGGAGGCGTAGTAGTCACTTCGCATTACCCGGTCCTCCGCAGAGGGTAGCTTGGGTGACACTGTTTCGGAGTGAGTTGCCGGTGGGCAAATCGTGGCACCTACAGTCTTAAGGTGGGCTTCTACCAGCTGGTCCCGGGCTGCTTGTTCTATCTCTTTAAAGTTCTTCATTTCTTACCTTCCTCTGTACGGTCTAAGTACCACTCTATAATCTCGAACTGCAACTCCACTGCGGCTCTGGCTAACCTCTCTGCGGTGTCCATGCTAGGGTGTGTTGCGGTGATATGGTCTTCAGTCATTGCCTTTGCTTCCTGAATGACTGAAACCAATAAATCTTCCATTCTGCTGTTCATTAGTGCTCCTCAGTTGCGGGAGGGGTTTTCCCTACCCGCCGGATTATACCTCTTAAACTGAGGGTTTGGTTACGGAAAGTTCCTGCTCAATTCGGAAAGACTGTAGGAAGTCTCTTGCAGCACGAAGTTCCTGCTTTAGACCTACATAGCCAAGGGTCTTTTTGTCTCCGGAGAAATTCTCAATCCTGTTCACAAGGTCTGCAATTTTGTTTTCGGTGAAGGTCTCAAATGGGTTTTTCATGGGGTAGCCTTTCGGTTTGGGTGGTTGGTATGTAACTAACTTAAACCCTCCTCCGAGGAAATCAAGAGTAAAAATGCACTAGAGACAAAAAAAAGCCCCCGGAGTTATCCGGAGGCCTTTCATTAGTAACCCTTGCAGAAAGCTTCCCTTCTGAGGTTGTACTCTAGGATTTGGTCTGTGGTCTCAAGGGTGTCGTACCGTGAGGCGTAAATGTAGTCCCACTGGTTACAGGCAATTTCAATCTCGATACCACCCTTTCTTGACGAGCAACCTGCTACGGTCAGCAGCAGAAAGCCGGTCAGCATCACGGGCAGCATTGTCCGCATCTTTTGCCCTGTGGTTGGCGTCTTCATCTTGTTTGTCCTTATACCGTTCAACTGCGTCTCTCTGGCCCCACCAAATGAGACCTGCAATCAGTCCCACTCCGACAAGCAGGGCTTGCCATCTGGTGTCTAACCACCGAATAATTTGACTCATTTCTTAAGTCCCTTCTTTAGTAACTTCTCAAACCGTCCCCAGAACTTCACAACTAGGAACAACACAGCAAGCCCGATAAAGACTTGGGCCACTACGGAACCCATCTGCTGTGCTTTCTCAAAACCAAGTAGGTCGAAGACTGTGGCAAAGAATGTGGCAACGATACCAAGTCCCCCGGTGATGATCGTCCGGAGACCCTTTAAGCCACCGTGAAGCAATGGGTCCCGGTCATCTTCCTCGGCTTCCACAACTTCCACAGGGGCCTCTGTGTTCCCCGAGAACCCAAGCTCTTCCTTGGTCTTTTCGATGGTGCAGCCTTGGTCTCTCCAAGACTCTCTCATCCCGTGGACCATCCCGTAAAACATCTCATCAACTACGTTCTGGTCTAAAAGGTTGTAAACTAAGTGGAACGGTTCGTAGCCCTTTTGTGAGCTGTTACGGGCTCCGGCTTCCCAACGTCCCATGCTTACCATGACTTTGTAAGCCTTTGTGAAGCCCTCCGGGTCCTGCCAAAGGTCAATCCCTTCGTGCAGCCCTACAGCAGTCTCTCGGGAGACTGTGTTCCCGTAGGTGTCAGAATGTCCGGTGGAGTAGGCTTTCAGGATTGAGGCGATGGTAACCACTCCCGGCTTTACCTCTGCCCTACGAACAACGTAGTGGCCCCAGTAGGCACAACCACCGTAAACAGAGTCGAACACCGGAGTAGGCAGAGGGTTCCCATCGGAGCCGGGAAGCTCTTGGCCCTCGGAACCTCCGAAACGAAATTCGTGTTTGTCTCGGCTGGAACCAATTGCCCCAATGTTACGGAGCCGGACTGAGGCTGGAACGGAACGGTTGTATTCGTCGTAAATCCAAGGGCCGGTGTAGATATCTTTTGCTGTGAAGCTCATAGTTTTTTCTTTCGGGTTACTTTGGGGGTTCTGGCCAGACTACGTCTCTGGGGTCTTCTAGACCCTTGGTAATGTCTCGGAGTGCTTGTCGGTACTTTTGCCAAGCCACAGTGTCAGCCGGTGTATCCGGGAACTGTGTCCAATCTGACTTGCTTAGGTGCTTGTCTCTTGCCATCCTAAGCTTATTCCAAGCCCTCTCTAAGTCTCTGGCCTCTAGTTCTTCGGAGGGGAGGGACACCATCGCCCCACCCACTACCCGTTTGTCTACCGTAGATTCCTCAGACTCCAAGTAGGACTCCCCTGCCCACAAGTTCTCCTCTAGAGTCTTCCGGGTCCCGGAGAGAGCCCGGAGAATTTCCCCGGTTTCAGTGTTATAAATAACGTAGGTCACTTTTTAAACTCCCGGATGGATAAGGATTTAGGTGTAACGGAAACAGAAGAAGGTGTGTAAGCAGATGAACGCCTAGCCTCTAGTGTGTAGGTCGTACTTGAAGCAGTGGCAGAGGTAACGATAGAGCCTCCGAAAGCTCCACCACTAGGTCCCATTCCGATATCCTGTGCATCAAATATCACAGTACCGCCCTTTGTGACACGGTAGTCCATAGCTGCGTCACTGTCCATGTAACCTGCGGGAGGCTTCACGTTGAATGAGAAGTTTATCAGTGCATTCTCCCCTGTCCCTGTGAAGGTTACGGAGGCAAGGGATATGTAGGTCACGATTCCGGTGATGGTTGTGGTGGACGTGGAGTAGGCACTCCCTCCGTCTGAAACAGCTTCGTTCTGAACTTTGACCGTGGAGACGGAGTTGGTAGCAAGCTCCCCGTTTGCCAGACTTGCAGACTCAGTGCTGCCACTGGCTACAGAGCTAAAGCCCGAGGTGTTGCCGGAGTAGTCTACAGCCTTAAGCCAGTAGTACCGAGTTACACCGGTTCCCAACTTCTCCCGGACAAAAGTGTCTCCGTCAATCTCTGCAACCTTACTAGCCGAAGCCGAGTTGTTCGAAGTGTGTTCCCAGACTTCTACATGCTTCAAGTCAGAGTCGGAGGGGTTGGTCCAAGTCAATCGAATAGACCGGAAGCCCCCAGAGGCAGACAGTGCAGTTGGGGCAGCTGGGGCCGTTGTGTCTCCCCCTCCCGTGAAGGTATCTGCGGCAAAGGACCCCTTTACACCAGAGTTAGACAAGGAACGAACTCGAACATCGTAGGAGATTCCTTCCACAATTGGACCAATCTGCCCTTCGGTAGCAGTCACAAACATGGAGGAGTATACCGAAGCAGAGACAGGTTTGTATTGAATCTCATACCGAGTGATGAACGGGTTACTTGGGGCAGTCCAAGAGATATCTGCCAGAAGGAAGAAAGTTCCATCGGACTTTAATTGCCCCGATTCCGTCACCGTCAACCCGGAGGTGATTGTGGTGTTGTCGAACGGGTTAGGTAGTGTAGTGTTGTCCGTCTCAAAAACCGTGGCGTCTGTAAATTCGTCGTAGGTTGTGGAGGTTATCTCCCGGAGAGTGAGGTTTACCGTAAAGTCCATATCTGGACCAAGGGTGAACTCCCAACCCGAAACTTCGAAAGGCTTACTTGAGAACCCCAGTCGGGAGTTCGTAAGGCTTACAATGTCCCCGACTTGAACCTTGAATGCGTTAAGTCCAAAGTCTGCTACGACTGTGACCTGAGACCTTACCCGTTCCAGAAGGATGTTTGCCAACCTTTGAGCCGAGTCAGAGTCATTTGTGAACGGGGTAGGGAAGTCAACAATGGACTCTTGCCCTCCGTCCGTTGCTACAAAGGCTGCATCTGTAACTAGTGGGTACTCAGTGGGCTGATAGTTAGTCTCAGGCCCTCGGAATATCCCACGAACTCCGTTAAAGTTGTCTCTGCGGCTGTGTCGGGTGGAGACACTTAGGGGACCCCGTAAATCATCCTCTGTAAGTGTCACAGTAGGGGCTACATACTTCCCGGCCTTAACTCTCCACTGACCCTGTGCATACCACGTTGTCCCTGCCATTGAACCGGTCAGGTCTTCGATGATATCAGTAGGAGCCTTGGAGGTAAGGAAAGCACCATTACAGGTGTACCGTGACACCAGAGCCGTAGCTAGTACCTCTTCGCAAACGTTTGCAGAAGTTGAAATAGCTGTGTCGTCCACTGCTGTGGCAGCTTCCCCAAGTCCGTAAACTGTGTCGGTCAGGTAGTCCCGGAGACACAAGGCAGGGTTCTCGGACCATTCCGTAGCTGCGGCTGTCCCTGTACCGGTACCAACCCCTGTGGCTACGAAGGTAGTACCAACGTTACTGTCTGCTGCACCAATCAGGGTGAAGTCTGTAGTTCCAGCTGAGAGGATGGTATAAGTGGTGCTTACTACAAAAGACCCCGAGGTGATTGGCCGAGGGTCATAGACCTTCTTCCCTTTTACCAGAGAGGTGATTGTGGGCAACCCGGAGGGGAATGCATCTTCGTCGTACTTAAAAGTTACTGCGAGGTGGGCAATACCTTGGAGCTTGTGGTTTGCCGTCCAGTTAGAGCTAAAGTTAGAAAAGGCTGTACCGCCTAAACTAGCAGTGTGGGACCCGTCTACCTTCCGAATGGAAACTAGCCCGTCGTAAATAGTGGAAGTAGCACCGATTAAGTTCCCCTTCTCATCCACTTCCTGAACCTGCGAGACGTTACCGTTGGCGTCCAAGGTGGTCACTTTGTAGTTGTCCAAGTAGATGTCTACAAAGTCCTCTACGGGGTGTCCTGCAAAGGCTACAATTCGGGACAGGTACTCACTACCTGCTCCGGATACTTCATCAAAGACAACGGCTCCACCCACCTTCTGCTGGCCGTAGATAACCTGCTGACCGAGTGCAGCACCTTTAGAGTTAAAGGAATACCCGCCGGTAGTTGCTCCGGACCCTGTGTCCGTCTCAGCTGGTGAACCTTCCCCGGTGTCTTTTTTTCTCCCGAACAGGAGGGGTGCCAAGATAAAGGCACCTAAAAGGAATCCAAACATTTTTTCTCTCCTACTCCGAGACTGTTCCCCAAGTGATTTTCTTGTTAGGCAGGCTCTCAACGAAGTCCAAACCCAAGTCCCCGGCGTACTGACTTTTTAAATACGAGGACGTGTACTTAATCCCGGAGGGAACCTCTAGGCGTACGAGTCGACTCTCAAGGCTAACCCGAACCGTTGAAACAGTGGGCTCCTCAAGTATGTCCATAGTGTCGATGAACCCCGAAAAGAGTTCCGTATAACTTGACGTGTCGTTCAAGGTCCCGAAGTAGATGTTACCGGTCCTGCCTTGGTACTCAGTGCTCAGGGCAATGGAAACAACCTCCGAGGGGACTCCGGTTAAGGTCAGGACTGCTCCCCTTGCGGAAGCATCACTTGCCTCCTCTATGGTTTCAATCTTTAGCAGCTCCTCAGACCCCACGTAGGTCTTCCCATCGATAACGATATCGCCTTGACCGGACCACACGTAGAGAGGGGAACCGTCAAAGTTAAGGTCTACAGCAAAGAACGGCTCTATTACGTCTGCTGAAAGTGCAGTCTCTAGGGCAGTTGTCAGGTCTCTACTCATTTCTATTCCTCAAGGGTACATTTTTGTAAACTGTGTCCACAGTGGGTGACACTTGTGTTGCACGAAAAGAGTGGAGCCCTCCAACGTAGTGAGTCCCACTAGCCAAGGTCCTACTTCATTTTCGGAAGGTGGTCTAGTCCCAACGTTATCGTTGAACCTAACCGGGGCCGCATGTCCACTTGCATCGTACCAAATAACTTTCATGAAGTCACAGGAACGGACCTTTTGGAAGGTCAGGTAGACGGCCATACTAGACCCATCGGATGTGGGGATAGCTTTCGTTATTACTACGTCCTTGACTACAGGAAACGCCGATAGCTCTACGGACTTAGCCGCAAAGAGGGACCCCCAAAAGAGGGCCAAAAGTGAGGCCCAAAAGAGTATGGCCCGAATCTCTTTGAATACGGACGTCATGGTAAAAGTTCTCCCCCTAGTTGTTTCACTAAAAGAGCAGCAGCAGCACCGGCGAAGGTCCCCACTATTGCCCAATAAGCTCCGGACCGAGACCTCCAACCTTCAAGGTCTCTAAGCCTAGCTTCGTGCTTCTCCATTACGGTATGTCTACGGTCTAGCTCTTGGGAGAGGTTGGAGTTCATCCTAGAGACTTCCCCCGTAAGTTGCCGGACAGTAGATGCATTTTCGTGTTGCAGCTTAGTCAGTTGCCTGATTTCTTCGGAGTTACGTCGCAAGTCCTCTTCCAAGTAGTCCTCTCTGGACCAATCTTTGCTCATCCCATCAATCTCCAAGGGGGTGAGTGGGGGCCTCGGGTAAACCCCCCTTAGTGTTATTTTAGTTGCTTGGTAGCTGCGACACGTCCCCAGAGGGCCAAGGCCCCGGAGAGAACTGCTACAACGTCCAGAGAAAGGCTAACAATGCCCTCCTGAATCTCTGGGGTAATAACATAGCCAAAACGACCTAAGAGAACTGTGGCCATCATTACCAGAACAGCCCAAACTGTCCGGGAGAGAAACCATTGCTTTTCTTCAAACATACTTTTTCCTTTCTTTATGGGAGGGTGTAAGAGCCTTCGGCGTTATTACTCGTAAGAGAGTATACTAAGGTTCCAGACTCATTGTAGATGAAGACTCCTCCGTCGTTGCCGTCGTCTGCGGCGTTAGTTGCAGACCGCATCCCCTGCCCACCCCTACCGAGATCTGTTGTGTAGGCTACAGCTGTAGACCCTGCAAGTTGGTCAATGCCTATACCACCGTGGGCGGTTCTGGACTCGAAGGTTCCCTCTTCTGAGGTGTACGAATAGACGTAGGAGCTGTTGACGTAGGAGCCACCACCGCCGCCACCGCCACCGGATTCGGCACCTGACGTAGCAGAACCGCCACCGGAGCCACCGAAGTAGCCAGCACCACCGCCACCTCCGGGACCTAGACTGCTAGACATACGGCCAGAGGTTCCCCCTCTTCCTCCCCAACCAGCTTCAGGGGATGCTGTCGTCTGTCCACTTCCGAAAGTTGTTAGGGCTCCATTTTGACCAAAGCCGCCATCTTGGAGGTCTTCAGTCTTTGCTGCGGGAGTAGCCCCGGTTTCTCCGGTTAATACCCCGGCTGTGGTGGATGTACCGGATTGTCCACCTATACCACCGTTTACGTCCCCAACGTCTGTGGCATAGACACCGGTTCCACCCACGGAGTTACCACCACGGCCACCCGTACCATCGGCCAAGGCAGTAGCACCACCGCCACCGCCACCGCCACCACCACCGGCAACAGCTATTACAGCCCCACCTGATATGCGGATAGCACTGGCACCACCACCAGAGCCACCCCTCGCAGAGGAGGAAGTTGAGCCGTCCCCTCCTGCGTTACCTTTTGCCCCGTTGTAGACCTCTAGGACAGTCCCAGAAGTCAGGCCGGTAAAGCTACCACTTAAAAAGGCACCAGCACCGCCCGGACCACCATCCTCTGTGCCAGAAACAGACCCTGTGTGACCA